CGTCATACGCTTACCACCCTCTTATTAGCATCAACAATCTTCCATCCTCGGCTCGCACCATTATTGCTTGCGTAAGCAGAAGATACCGCCGACCACGATGTGAAACCGCCACGAATTACACCACCGCTCTGATTTATTATGGAGAATGGCGGATTGTTTCTTGAACCGCCGGAAGAAGAACCGCCACCGCTTGATGCAGAACTGCTACCGTTTGGAATCGTGATTACAGTACCGGGATAAATCCAATGGCCATTATTACTCGATGCTTTTCCTCTTGACCTTGCAGCGTTCTCAATTACCGTTTTATTGGCATTGTAAAGAGTAGTCCATTGCGAACCGCTCCCCATCTTCTTTTTGGCGATATTCCACAGGGTATCTCCACTCACTATGGTATAAGAAGTTCCGGCCGTGTTCGCCCCTGCTCCGGCAGGTCTGCTACTTGCGGATGCAACTTGTGTTCTTCTCGTGGATGCCGTAGAAATTTTAACTGTCTTTGTACCAAATTCCTTATATTGCTTAAGGTTGATTGCCACCTTGGTATCGAAGCCTTCTTTCACATTGTCCTCAATATCGTATTTTTCCAAGGATACCTTAAGATTGGTATAAAAAAGAACGCTCCCGGAAGGAAGTGTTCTACTGATAATTAACTGAAACGGCTTTTTATTCTTTTTGTACTGTTCCAATACATCCAAATAATAGGCCGCACTTTTGAAACCACTGACATACCTTGCAAAAGGGTATTTCTGATTGGGTAGCACCACTGTGAATGAAATTTCCGTCAATCCGGAACTATTCAGCAGGTTCACATCACCTTCATTGATAAGTTCAATGGTTTTGTTTTTATTTTTGATTTGTGTCTTGATTTGGGAAGGTGCAACAGGAAGAAGCACCTTATCCAAGTAAATATCATATGACATTTTTAATACGCTCCTTCCGCTGCAATTTCCATAGATTCATATAATCTGTCTTCAAGTTGAGTTACAATACCATCAATGTCCATATTGGAGTTAATGTTGTTATTGTTCTGCATATCAATCCGGATTTCCGCTGTGGTAAATCGGTTGATTACTTCCTGCTCTGCAATATCTCTAAGATACCGCAAATCTTCCTCGCTCATTTCCAAACTATCTGAAATAGATCCTGTGTCCTCGGCAATGTCGCCAAGACCACTATTCATGCTTTCGATACCGCTTAAAGTATCCGCTCCGCTCTGTAAAAGGCTATCCAAAGATAACTCTCCAAGTGCTTCGTCAACACTTTCCCCTGCGGAATAACCTGCTTCCCAAGCATCGCCATAGTCAATTCTGAAATCGCTTAATCCAAGGCTTGCTATTACATCTTCCTGGTTGGCCTGTTCCATGACAACGGTTTGCTCTCCGACTATATCAGCCACCGCACTATCGACTTCGTTGCGGAATGCTGCAACCTGGCTTGATAAATCAGTTCCGAGGATTACATCAATGGCTTCTGCCGCCGCTTCTACGATGCCCAAAATATAATCAAATAATCCGGCAAACAAATTGATGATTGCACCCACCGGGTCATTGAAGACATTGGCAAAAAAGTTCACAAATGTGCCTATCAGGTTATACAGATTCACTCCGATACCAATGAAGAATGTCACGAAACCGAGAACCACATTCCAAATGGCCGCAAAGGCCGTTGAAATCGCACCGAATATAATTCCGGTTGCTGACAGCGTTGAGCCTGTCACTTTGTTAATGGCTGCAACCACCAAATAGATGGCCGCTATCACGGCAATGATAATCAAAAGAATCCATGTGATAGGACAAGCCAACAATGCAGCATTAAAGCCATGCTGTGCGGCCGTAGCCGAAAAGGTTGCCCCGGATGCCATCATCAAAGATGCTGCGTGAACAGTTTCTCGCATTGTTGCTATCGCCTGTAATCCATTACTAATGGCTTGCGAAGTATTATAAGCAATAAGTGCCGCCGTATAGATACCTAACGCAACCGCCGCACCCATAATAATCGGCTCCAAAAGTGACCAATTATCATAAATAAACGAACCAACACCTGCTATCAACTCAAATATAATAAGAACGAAATTCGCAACCGTGGCCAAAGCATTTCCGGCACCTACCGCAAAATTCTGAACACTTTCATTATTGGCCAATTCATTTATTTTTCGAAGTACAGGATCTAAAGAACTGATTGCATTGTTTTTGAATAATGTCATAACCTGTTGCCAAGTCATATTCATAGATTCAAAGTCAGCGTTCACTTCTTCTGCCGATGCAAAAATAGCGTTCTTTACAATATCGGCTGTGATTTGTCCTTCCGCTGCCATATCTCGCAACTGCCCTATCGGAATATTCATATAATCGGCAACCGCCTGCATAATGTTCGGTGCAGCTTCAAATACCGCATTAAATTCCTCGCCACGAAGAACTCCGGAACCGAGTGCCTGTGTCAACTGCAACATTGAGGATGATTGTTCCTCTACCGATGCCCCGGCAATAACATACATCTTATTCAGCGTTTCCGTAAATGCTATTACTTCATCATTACTGTTGAATGAATCCCCTGCCCTTTGTGCAAAGGCAGTTACCGCATTTGCCGTTTCAAGATACCCTGCCCTTGCGGCATTGGCTGATTCCATTATTTTGGCTTTGAGTTCATCAACAGAACCGCCGTCATCAACAATAAGATTCATTCTCGATTCGGTTTGTGTCATTTGGTCGGACAGATTGACCGCACCCATTACAGTTTGCCACGAAGCATACCCTGCCACCAATCCGGCTACTTTTCCAATAAGACCGGACATTGCAGATTCACTTTCCCTTACTTCGTCAGTAAACTTGTCCTGTGCATTTGCCGCTTTCTTTAACTCGTCTTCGACTTGTGACACCGCCATGGCCGCATTAGATAACTCCGCTCTTGCGTCTTTAATATCAGCAACATCAATAGAATTGCCTGACACGGCCTGCAATGTTTCAAAACTGCCAAGCACTATATTGAGTGCTTTATTCATGCTTCTTAAGGCAGACGACATACCGTCATTAACTCGTATTGTTGAATTTATTCCAGCCACATCGCCACCTACTTTCTTCGCCTACTCGACTTTTTCATTTTTCTTTGTTCTTTTTGGTCATTCTCCATCTTGATTCTAATTGCCGCTATGATAAATGCCTTTTCCCTTACAGGTAGCGACATTAGTTCAGATGGCTTCCAATGGAACTTATGAAGGCAATAGTAAGCAATATTGCTTTCCCCATCACCTTCGTTAATTAGTTTTTTGCTTCGTCAATCAGTTCGTTGACATCCTCGGTGTCTGCATAACTAACAAGGCACTCTGTGAGTTTGTCAAATTCATCCTTATACAGCATCTTCTTCACTAACTGCTCGGCACCCATTACACCGTAAGAGTTCTGCAATTCTGCATTGTTCAAATCCGGGAAAACAACCGCTTTTGCGGCCAATTTTGCCAAATAACCGTTGCTGTCAAAGTCCTGTGTGAACTGATTCTTTTTGCCGACTACCGGGATTCTCTTGGTACAAGATTTTCTAAGTGCTTCATCTTCATCCGCACTGATAGAACGAATCTCCCACTCTACCGGATTTCCGTCTTTATCTTTAAAACGATTGCTCACTACAATCTTCTTATTTTCTCTGATCTCTACATTTCCTGCCAAAAAGCATGATAAATTACTCATAATTTCATATACCTCTCTTTCTATGAATCCCCCAGGTAAAAGGGAGAAAAGTGTCGGAGGTTTACACCTTGTCGGATACGCTGTCCTATTCTCCCCATAATCTTAATTACATTCCTGCCAACAAACTGAATGTTTCCGGCATTTCAAAATCTTCGAAAGTGAAATCCATATCTTCATCCAAATACTCTGCATCTGCATCGAATTTGGCAAGGATACCACCATCGACATTACAATCTTTCAGGATAACTGTCTGACGGCCTACGCTTGATGTAGGGTCTTCGTTGGTTACCTGGATATCGAAATAAACATCTTCCCCGGTGTTCTTATAACGCAGCATCAACTCACGGAAGATACTTGTGTTATAGTGGAATGTTGCATTACCGCTACCTTCCCATCCGGTGGATTTATTACCTTTACCTGTCTTGCCAAGGATAGGAACCTTGGATTTGTTTTTCTCAAAATTTGCTTCCAAATTGATGGCCTGCATAAAGTTGTAACGCTGACCGTCAATCGTAACAAAACATTCAGCCAAAGAAGCACTTACGGCATCTCTAGCATTCATTGTATTTCCTGCCATATACTTTTACCTTCCTTTCCGGCTTAAGCCACAACTACGCTCATATAAAGCTGCGACATTGAATTTACAACAGTAATTGCATCCGTAACAACAACAGATTTCTTTGTGTCGCCCTGCTGAATCTCTACATCATCCGCATTGAAATCTTCAATCGCTCTGATGTTCTGCAATTCCTGATGATGCTTAACAATATCATTCCACAAGGAAACTCTACCGGATGCATCGTTGGGAATCTTGCCAAGGTACTTATCATTGAAAATCTTTGCAATATCCATTGCAATCTGATCAATAACACGAATGGTCTGATTGCTCTTGAAATCATCGCCCTTTTCAGCCGTTGTAGTGACAAGAGAGTTAATATCTTCAAGTACACGGACTTCATCGCCAACCTTATGGAATACAAATTCCCCGGCAGTGATAGCCGCTTCAAGTTCTGCCTTAGAATAAACGGCAGGGATATCAAACTCGCCATTGTAGGTCTTATTGGTATTGGAAGAATTAACTGCACAGCCTGCAATAATTCCGGTTGTCCAATACACAGCATCCACGCTGTTCTTTACATTGATAACACCTTCATAATCAGCAGCCTTATCGAATACAACCAACTGATACTTAATTCCGGCATTGTCACGCATATCCTTAACTTCCTGCACATACAATTCCTTGATTGCATCCTCTGTGGATAAGCAAGCCATTGCATTGAATGTGTAAGATTGTGCTGCATTCAAGAAAGCAGAATGTTCGGCTGCCGTAATGGCCACACCGTCCAAATCTGTTCCTGTGAGGAATGCTCTGTCTGTTGCTGCAATCGTGCTGATTGTCCAGGTTACCCACGGATTCACATCAGCCAACAACTCTTCCACCGTGGAAACAGTAACGCTATATACCAACGATGTTTCAAAGTACACATTGACATCATAGGTTCCTGTTGCCGTTCCGTCCAAAATCTCTGTGGAAATCTTGGTTCCGGCAGCACCCTTGCATTTCGCTTTAGAAATGGAATTGGATGCATAATTGCCGTCTTTCATCAACTTGTAGCAAAACAAAGTTGTAATATTCTTGAACAGATCACGCAATCCCTTTGCAGCATCGGAATCATAAGTGAATCCGAAAATCTCTAAGGTTTTCTTACGGAAATCATCAGCCGTAACAGTGAAGATTTCATCATCCTTACCCCAGGACAAAGGCAGTGCCATGGCAACTCGCCCTCTCTCTCCAAGGTTTGAACTGATTCCTGCAGCACTCACAAAATTGATGTAAGCACCGGGAAGCACCTTATTCTGTGTAACATAAGTTCCACCACCTAACATAATTCAATCATCCTTTCTTTTTCATAATATTTGTAATGAGCCTATCCGCTTCTTCGAAGGAATAGTGTTCATTGGGTTTAATGCAAACTCTTGCTTCTCTTGAATTGTACTTACTCATTCGGAGAAGCTGCGAGCCTTTGTATCTGACTACTTTTGGCTGCTTTTCGGTTTCAACGGCAACCGAAGTATCGACTTCCTTTTTCTTAGCCATTTCCTGCTCCTTTCGTGTCAATGTCGGTTACAATACTTTCCATAGAATCATCCCTGGTTGTATCGTTCAGCATCACAATGAAACTGACGGATATATGAAGCACACCGTCCACAATCTCTGCATCTAAGGAACTGCCACGCAACATATCCCCATTGATAAGAGTGATATATTCCAATCCTTCCAACGCTTTTTCCGATACCGCCATCATTTCCTCATTGCCCTCTACCGGGAAATAAGCAATGTCGAATGGATATGTCCTCTGCTTACGCTTGCCGAGAAGTGGCTTGTTAATTACCTTTAACAGCTTAATAAAAAAACAAGGCTCTTGCAAACCTTGTTCCACGCTTTCATCGTGTATCTCGTAACCATCGCCAAAGACACTATTCAATTTTATTGATATTCCATTTACGATATCATTAAGCATTAAAAATCTTCCTCAATTCCTCATTTAATCGCTTTTCCAATAGTTTCGGTGCTAAAGCCTGAACCTCTTCTTCTGAAATCTTCAACATGAACTGCCCTTCTACCCATCCGGACTTCAACCGCTTGCCAATCTGCGGAACAAAACGGCCTACCTGCTGACGATGTCCATATTCCACATAAGATGCATATTGCATCGGATTGAATATCTCAATCTCATAAACAGTACCGCTTTTGCTTACGCTACTTTGAATTTTCCAATTATTCCGTAGTGTACTGCCTTGCTTACCTGCGTTATAGGAAAGAGTGCTTCCATCTTTTTTGGTGTAGGTAATGACTTCGTATTGCCCTACCGGAGTTCTTTGCTTAACCCTTCGGAGCAACCTTGCAGCAATTTCTTTCGCCATTTTGGTGCAAAAGGTATCCATATCAACTTTTTCGAATTGTTCAAGCCTATCCCTTAAGGCCTTAAGTTCTCTGTAATCGACTTTTCCCCATCGTTTTCCCATTATGCCCACCTATCAAATAATACTAATGATATTTCCTGGTGCGTTTCATAAACGGCAGGCTTACCGGAACGCTTAAAGGCTTCGGTCTTGCCCTTGTGGGTAACTTCAATCTTGCTGCCCTCTTTAACCTCTACATCAGGCGATACGAACAGCTTGATTTCTTGCGATGCAGAAGCAGTATCTCCGTCCCCTGTTGCAGGTATAGACTTATAAGAAAGTCTGCAAGGCTGTGCCAACAAAACCACAGTATCCTTAAACCCTGTTTTCTTTGTTACCGGGTCAGTTTCTTTCTGATGCTCAATCACATCGCAAGTGTCATCATACATAGATTCCATTGCTTTACGCATGGCCGCTATCATTTTTTGTGTCAATATCATGCTTACCACACCATCTTTCTGCAAGCGATAAAATCGCTTTCGTGACCGCTCAATATATGCTCAATCACTGCATCAAATTTCTGCTCCGGAGTGGCACCTTCTGAAAGTTGAACAGTAGCATCTCCAAGTTTAATTGAATCCGCTATTTGCTCAAATTCATAGTCGGTAAGTTGTCCGAATCCCTTTTTTACCTTCAAAAATTCAGCACATACCATATCAATGGCAATGTTCATCAACTTATCCGGTATAGCCGTGCAGTTCGTTTCGCATAACACATGATTAGTAACGGATACTATCGTGAAATCAAGCGGAAATGCATCCACATCTTCCTTGTACTCATACCCAAAGGATTTAAGTCTTTTGATTATTGTTTCAAATTCCATATTCCTGCCACCTGCTTTTTATAGAAAAGGTAAGGACATTTCTGCCCTTACCTCAATGCTCTGACTACCCTTAATTAGCCACGAGAGATAATTCTCGCAATGGGAATAGCCTTATGGTTGATGTAGGTTCTCTGTGATGCTGTAGATTCGCCGGAGTGAACCAATGCCCAGTTAGAACCATTTGCAAGTTCCGCATCCGTAGGAGAAAGAGAAGCCTGTGAAGATTTCTCGTAAGAAATACCTCTCGGAGCGAATACCTTACGCTGTCTTGTGTACAGTGTATCTTCGCCACCGTTTGTCTTCGGATCTCTGTCCATTTCGTAAGGAACCTTAACACCGATATCCTCAAATGAGATAGCACCATCTCCGAGAACATAGGTTGTGTATTTAAGGTAACCATCGCCTGCTCCTGATGCAGATTCCGGTACTTCTTCAACAGGCATATCGTCATCAATGACAACCAATTTGCCGTTCCATGTACCTAAGTCAAGGTCACGAGTAACACCGTTTGCATCTGTGTATTTCAGATGTTCAAGAAGGTTAAGGTTTTCAAGATTGGTAGATACATCGGAATGCATGAATACCAATGTGAATTTCTTCTTGTTAGCACCGCAGGCCTTGTTGGTTGCGGAATTAAGGGTTGTTGCTGTGATAGTGTTTACTGTTTCATCGGAGATGTCAGTAGTATGCTTATCAACAAATTCCAGGTTCTTTGCCCCGGTCATTGCGAAGATACCTTCCAATACCTTAAGAATGGTATCCTGGTCTAATCCTTCCTTGTACTCTGCTACCTGTGCAGCAACATTGTCCATGAAGTCCTCGCCACCTGTGATGTCATAGGAGAAGTCAGATTCTACCCACGCTTTAGCACGGCCAACAACTACTACACCCTGTTCGAATGTCTTAGTTCTTGATGCCACGATATCTGTCTGACCATCGTAATTTACTGCTTCGCCATCTGCAAGGCCTTTCATAGCAATACGAGCATAAGCGGTACCGCCCTGCGAACTGAACGCATCAC